GTTGGATTGGCGGCAGTTGTTGCATCCGATCTATTTGGAGTGACACTTGATCAAGACCAACTTATTGGCGTAGTAACGCTTGTTGTTACTTGGATCATTGGTGACACTATTCGTGAAACCAAGATAGAGGAAAATTAAGGAGTTAACCTATGGAATTTCTGTCAAGTTTAAGTTTAATCCAATGGGCGATTATAGGAATTGGTATCTATATGTTGCTTTCTGGCACTATGAATTTTTCTCAGCTATTAGAATGGTTCAAAAACCAATTCTCAAATAGTAATGATGTTGATTTGCCAGCTTCAAGCAATGAAGATATTGGAGGATATAGCTTAGTTCAATTAGTAGCTAAGTGGGATGACTTAATGAGTTCTTGCGATAAAGCGGGTTGCGTTGCTGCCTGCAAAGAATTAGAAAAAGTATTTCCTTTGTTAGCACCCACGAAAAAGGGGGGCATTGCAAATGAAGACTAAAGCTATAATTGGCTTGGCGTTGTTAGTCATAGGTTTATTTTGGTCTCAAATTCAGGAACGGATTCCTGATTTTACTATTCCTTCAAAGCCATCTATAGATATTATGGAGCCTTCTGAAGAAATAAAAGAAAAAGTCTCAAGCATATCGTCTGAAGTTGTCGATGATATGGATAGATTGAATTTAGCTGTTTTCAATAATGTTTTTTCTGAAAGGGTTCTAGACTACTCTGACGTGAAAGCACAGCAAATAAATGATATTTATACTGATTCTGCTAAGATTTTTTTTGGTCAGAGGCTAAAGGGTAAGTATAGTAATCTCGCTGACAACCTTACGGGGTTAATGTCTGATACATTAGGAGACGAAGATCATATTGTTACACCTGCGGAGTTGCAGGATTTAAGTTCAGATTTCCAAGGATTGTCTTGGTCTTTTTCAAAGTGAGGTGAATATGGTTGAAATTTTAAAAAACTTAATTCAAGCTAGGCTGGGAGGCATGGCATTTAAACTACAGGCTATTTTAAGCTCTCCCGAAGAAAACTCAGTGTCTAAACTTGATGATTTGCTGAGTGACTACGTTGTTGACGTGCAAAAGCTAAAGATGATAGATGAAATCATTAGAAGTTCGAATCAAGAGCCAGCAGTCAATGAAGAGTCAGAGTAATTAAAAGTCAAGAAAGAAATTGAATGAAATTAAAAATAACTTTTATTGTAGTACAGTGCGACAAAAGAACTAATATTTCAGACCCTAACCGATTTCGGGTATTGCTAGACGACAACATGAATTTTCCATCTAAGTATATATCCACGAAAGACGAGTTTGACACGCTCAAAGAGTTGTCGGATAAGTTTTTAAGGGTTGATTTCAATTGGCTTCCAAAAGAAATACGGGGGTTTAGAAAGTTACAGAAAGAATCTCTGGAGCTTAAAACTCCCGTATTTGAATTGGTATACTCCTCTTACATGCCTGTAATTCTAGGTTCAGAGAGGTCAGGTTATTTCTTCACAGAGCAAGAAATTGACAATGCAGGTATAGAGATTGAAGAGTTTTATCAAGAAGTTTTATCATCAAAATCAAGGGGTTTTTAAAATGGATAGATTTGAAGACATAGAAAAATACAAGCAGCAAGAGGAATCAGGCGAGTCTATGGACAATATTGAATCATTTATCCTTTTATTTGTTGACAAAGATGGAGAGATGGGTTATAATGCAGACTGGAGCAAGGGAATAGAGAACTTCGCTAGAATGTTTTTCTCAATGGCTTACTCCAATTTACTTGACGACATTCTAAACGATATGGAACAAGAGTGTGTAAAGACTGGTAAAGCAGAAGAATTTGAGCAAATTCTTTTAATTTTAACCAAACTACTTAGAGAGCGGAACGCTGGAACTGCTGAGAACGCAGGGGGCGTGGGTGACTCGGTTGTCGTTTCACCTTTAAGCGATCCGTACTTTCAATAATACTGGGGGGTTCAATGAATCACAAGAAAATAACGTGGAAAAGCTGGAATGTGATTGAGTCTGGGATTATAGAAAAAAATAGCAATTTCCTGTTTGAAATAACAAGACCGGAACAGGAGGAGCCTTTCGATCAAGAAGAAGGAAGGCATTTTGAGGAATTAAATAATGTGCCAATTCCGCTAATGGTTCAAACCCCAATAGGTGTATTCCCGCAAGATTCCTACTTTTTGCCAAGCAATAGATGGGATTGCTGGGTGGGTCTTACAAATTTTGATATTACATACAGCCTGCAAAGCAAGATAGAAGAAGTTGCTGGAGTGGAGCGATTAAAAGTTATTGGTAGATATACCTTTTTTATTGGTGTTGCAGAACTTTTTAACATTAGAGATGTTAGGCAGGAGATAGAAAAAGTTTCTTGTGTCTATACTGAAAGTGAAATATTGTCTGATAGCAACGTTAAGATTGCCGTCGAAGAAGTTAAGAATCAGGTTGCCGACAAGCCGTTTTGGTCTATATTTGTTGGGACTGATGGAAACATTGATTATTGCGTTTCAGATTCTATGGATTTGAGTTATTTGCGTGATGTTAATAAATTGGTAGTTAAAAAAGAATCTTTTGGTGGAATTGTATTAAGGAGCGAAAATGGTTGAAAAGAATAGAGTTGGAACTTGTTTTTTTGAAATGTACGGGGATGATTTTGAGTCTTATTATCGGGACAGTAGTATTCAAAGCCTTATGACTAAGGCATCTTCTTCTTACAGGAATAGCTTTACGAAGGATGAGTTGGAGTCTGTAAAGCTACAGTGGTTGTGGAACGCTATAAGAAAATTTGACAGCGAGAAATTTCCAAACACTAAATTTACGTCATACTTGTTTAATCAGGTAATTTACGGTTTAAAGATTGAGCTAAGAAAGCGGCAAAGGGATAAATTTAGGTCGATGGGAAGTTTTGATACTAGCGAAGGTAAGTTTAGTCAGGGAGCAGGAAAAAAAACAGAATCAGTCAATGGTCGTTATTTAACCTCAAGTGAGTCCCCAAGAATGGCTAAAGACTTCATCATGGACTTACCTTCAGATGTAAGGTTTATACTGGAGCAAAAATACCTTTACAATATGACAATGCAAGAAATTGGCGAAGCTAACGGCTACAGCAGGGAAACGGCTAGAAGAAGAATTAATTCAGCTATTAAATTTTGTAGAAAGTTGCAATAATTAAAAACTTTTGTGTATATAGGGTTGGACTTGGATTGCGTTTTTGGATGAATTGGAAATTTGTTTTATTTTGTAGGAGTATATATTATGGCAGTTCCTAGTTCAGCTTCGGCTTATCTAAGAAATACCACTGGTGGAGTCTTTGTTAAGGCTAATGAAGGTGGTACACTTCTCGGCAACCAAACCACAGGTTCGGTTATCACTAAGGCTTTAGGCTTGCAAGACAATGCTAAAGATTCCGCTTCCGGCAATCTACCTAAAGAACTAAATAATGGATCAGTTGGTAACGCAAAGGCTTTGGCTGGCGGTACTTTCGCGTTCCAAGCAGCAGGAAAGTATGTTGTTATGGCTTCAGCCACTTCTTTATCTGGCGTAGACACGAACAAGATGCTTATCACTGGTCAAGGTGGTCAGCTAGATGCTATCCATCAGTTTATGAACGACTTTGGTGCTAAGGTACAGACAAGACTCAGAGAAAATCATTACACTTTAACTGGTTTCTTTAGAAATGGAAACCCAACTAAGTCTAGATTGATCTGGTTGAATAACGCTGGTACAGCAGTCGAAAAACCGGGCACCAAAACTGGTCTCCTTCCTTGGAATCCTAATGCGGATAGTGCGGTCAGAAGGTCTGACGTTGCAGCTAATCCAACTAGAGCAATTCCGGGTAAGTTGGTAATGTTGGTTGACTTTGTTGATCTATCAATAGCAACTGGTGGAAACTTCTTCAACTACAAACCTATCACTGGAATGTAATCCTCATCCTCACTTACTCGCCTGCATTTGCGGGCGAGTTTCTTTTCTAATGTGGAGAAATGGTAATGAATGAGACATGGGAATTTATAGAATCAATCGCCCGATTGGTCGGCATGTTTGCAATACCATTGTTTAGTTGGGTTGTTTTCAATTTAATACAGCAAGGTAAACAGATAATAATACTGGAGCAGAAAGTGAACGATTCTTTAAATAATAGGATGACTTCTCTTGAGAAGACGGTTGGCGAAGTTGAAGAAAAAATCGACAGAATAGATAGTAACATTGTAGATTTTAAACTTCACTTTTCGGAGCTTAATTCGAACACGAGAAGGGTTGAAGACAAAATAGGGACTTTAATTAGCTCTATGGAAAACAAATAATCAGGCATTGCCTGTGGCTTGCTATTGCGGGCCGAAAGAGACCTGTTTTTAAAAACGGGTCTTTTTTTTACACATTTACAGATTGAGCTTGCCTTTTTGGGGTATAACAGTTATAATAACTATACATAGATATTAACATAAACTTATAAGGGATGAAGAATGAAAGTAACAAAGGTTGACGGAACATTCGAGGACTTTTCCGTTGAAAAAATCCATAAAGTGGTAGAGTGGGCAACGAACGATATTAAGGGTGTTTCTTTTTCTGACATCGAGATGAACGCAAATTTATCAATTTATGACAAGATTAAAACTTCTGAGATTCATAAAGTTCTAATAAAATCAGCCAACGATCTAATTTCAACATCCGCTCCTAACTATCAATATGTTGCTGCTAGACTTTTGAACATGCAGCTACGTAAAGAGGTTTGGGGTTCTGGACAAAACCCTCCTCACTTTGTTACTTTTTTACAAAACAACGTAGACAATGGTGTTTACGACAAAAAGTTAAATCCGAGTAAAAATGACTCTTCTGCCGAAGACGCTTGGTCGAAATCAGAGGTTGAAGAACTAGAGAAGTATATCGACCACTCTCGTGACGACCAATTCACCTACGCTGGGTTGCAACAAATGGTTGACAAGTACCTTGTTAAAAATAGAAGTACGGGCAAAATTTACGAAACGCCACAATTTGCCTATATGTGCATTGCTATGTGTTTGTTTGATAATGTGGAGGATGTAAAAAATGCTTACGATGTTTACTCAACTTTTAAAATTAATCTCCCTACGCCCGTTATGGCTGGTGTTAGAACTAGCATACGGCAGTTTGCTTCTTGCGTTCTGGTTGACGTTGATGACACTTTGGACTCTATTTTTAGCAGCGTACATGCTGTGGGGCGTTATACGGCACGTAGGGCGGGTATAGGCTTAAACATAGGAAGGGTAAGACCTTTGAATTCTCCCATTAGAGGGGGAGAGGTGATCCACACAGGGCTTATTCCTTATCTCAAGAACTTTGAGTCTGCTGTAAAATCAACCTCTCAGAATGGCATTAGGGGCGGCAGTGCCACGGTTCACGTACCCTTTTGGCATTACGAGATTGAAGATGTGCTGGTACTAAAGAACAACGCTGGAACGGACGACAATCGCGTTCGTAAGCTAGATTACAGTATTCAATTTTGTAAATTGTTTTACGATAGACTCATTAAGAATGAAAGTATCACTTTGTTTTCACCCCACGAAACAGAAGGTCTTTATGAGGCTTTCGGGAATAATGAAGAGTTTGAGAAACTTTATTTGAAATACGAAAACTCTAGGTCTATAAAATTCAAGAAGAAAATTCAAGCAAGTAAATTGGCATCTTCTTTCGCTAAAGAAAGACTAGAAACTGGCCGAATATACTCTATGAACATCGACTCTGCTAATGAACATGGATCGTGGAGTATACCTTGCTACATGAGTAATCTATGTCAAGAAATTATACATCCAACAAAACCAATCACATCAGTGGATGACGCTGAGGGGGAGATAGGTATATGTATTTTGTCGGCTTTAAACTTACTTGAGTTGACAGGCGATAAAGACTTTAAAACCGCGTGTGACGTTGCGGTTCGATCTTTAGATTCAATCATTGATTACCAAGATTATCCAGTTGCGGCTGGAGAAAACTTTACTGTAAACAGAAGGTCTTTGGGTGTTGGGATCACAAACTTGGCTGGATTTCTAGCGAAGAATAAAATGTTCTACGGAGAAGAAGACGCATTGAGTTTAGTGCATGAAACTATGGAAAAAATTCAATGGTACTTGATAGACGCTAGTTGTAGATTGGCAGAAGAAAAAGGTCAGTGTAGTCGATTTGAAGACACTAAATACGCTCAAGGCTTGCTGCCTATCGACTGGTACAAAAAAAGCGTAGACGAAATAGTGAAACCAAATCACAAAATGGATTGGGAAGAATTAAGAGGCAGAGTTAAAGAATTTGGGTTGAGGAACTCTACCCTATCTGCTATAATGCCATGTGAGTCCTCTAGCGTTATTCAAAACTCGACAAACGGTCAAGAGCCAGTTAGAAGTTTATTGATTTACAAAAAAGCTAAAAATGGAGTGCTAAAACAGTTGGTTCCAAACTATTATAATAGAAAGAACTTTTACACTTTAGCTTGGGACATGAAAGACAATAAGGCGGTTTTAGATACCGCCGCCGTTATTCAAAAGTTTGTGGATATGAGTATGAGCACAAATCTTTACTATAACTACGATCATTATGAAGATGGAAATATTCCGTTAAGTTTGTTGATTAAAGATCAGATTTACGGTTACAAGTATGGACTAAAGAATTTTTACTACTGTAATACCCCAGATGGTGACGGGGCAGAAGAAAAAGATATGGGCTGCGAGTCAGGAGCGTGTGCGATATGAATATCAAACAACAGCAAGATTATGTAGAGATTTTGAAGAAGATGCACAGAAAAGTCTTGCGAGTCTGTGGGGTCAATAGCCCACAGGAAAGTAGCCTGCGTAATGTGCTAACGGGCGAGGAAGTTAAGCTAGAAAAAATGCAAAGAGAGGACTCTTAGATGGTTACTTGGTGGCACTGTCCAGACTGCGGCAAGGTAACGGATGAGTACGAGAGTTCAAAATCAATCAAATGCCCAGAGTGTAGAGAGAAAGAAAAAGAGAAAGAAAAATGAAAACAATATTTAATACAAAAAACGTAGACCCTATGAGCCAACCATTATTTCTTGGTAAAGACCTTGGAGTGCAAAGGTACGACATTCTCAAGTATCCCGTCTTCAAAAAGTTGACAAAAAAACAAAAAGAAAACTTCTGGTCTCCCGAAGAAATCGAATTGAAAAAAGACAGGGCTGATTTTGCCACGTTGACAGACAACGAAAAGTTCATTTTTACTTCAAACCTGAAGTACCAAACTATGCTTGATAGTGTAATTTGTCGTGGGGTTCCCACCCTTTTGGACTACGTTACCAATTCCGAGCTTGAAGCATGTCTGATTACATGGATGTTTTTCGAGCAAATCCACAGTGAAAGCTATAGCTATATTATCCAAAACGTATATGCTGACAGCAGCGAGGTGTTTGGCGGTATCTACGAAGATAAAGAAATTATGAAAAGAGCCAATACAGCCATAGAAGATTACAATAATCTAATGGGTATGGCCTCTGGTAGCAATAAGGTAGCTGACGTTAAGAAGCAGATATATATGACTATTGTAAGTATCAATATACTAGAAGCTATTAGATTTTACGTTAGTTTTATCTGCTCTTTTGCGTTTGCCGAAAACAAAAAGATGGTAGGCAATGCGGATATTATCAAGCTAATCAAGAGAGATGAAGCCCTACATCTTACAAACACACAAGAAATACTGAAGATATTGCACTCCGAGGAATCAGAGGGTTTCGTCAAAACCGCCGAGCAATGTCAAGAAAATGCAATTAAAATGTTTGAAAGTGCAGCCAAAGAAGAAAAAGAGTGGGCAACTTATCTATTTAAAAATGGCTCAATTATAGGTTTAAATGAGCAAGTATTGCATCAATACATTGAATGGTTGTGTATGAGTAGAAGGAAAGCAATAGGATTACCTTATGAGAATGTTGGCAAAAACCCAATAGCTGGATGGACTCAAGCATGGATGAGCAGCGAAAGCGTTCAAGTAGCCCCGCAAGAGCATGAAATCACCAGTTATAAAATTGGAGCCAGTAAAAATGATATGGAAGATATGGATTTTGGTGGAATACTATAAGAATTGTTTCAGGAAGGATAAACATTAGGATTTAATTTGCCTATTTATTCGAGGTCTGACGTGTTTAGATTCTTACTTTTTTTCGCTTTTTGTTCATTGTTTACTTGTAATTTACAGGCTCAAAAGGTAAAATACTGGCTGGAGCCAAACGGTCATATGGCTGAAATATCTTCACAGGAAACTCATAGAAGAATTGATGAAGCTCTTGATGAAATGGAAGCAATTTGTGACATTGAGTTTATCAAGGTTAGCGACTCCAGAAAAGCTAAAATCCGTTATTATTTTCGCCCACAAAGCGAAATGGAGTATGGGGCTTTAGGCTTGGCTTACGCCAGTAAAAGATACATACTGTTAAATAGTACTAGAAAAATAGGGTTAAACACGGAGCGGGGTAACAGATTTGTGCAAAGTGTTACACAGCACGAAACACTACATATGTTTAGGTGGAAGCATAGCTTAGTGCCCGGAAGTATAATGCACGCTTATGACATACCTAAGTACTTTAATAAAACAGATGTGTATAATTTACAGAAAAGGTTTGGCAAACACAAAGATAGAATGAATAACTCTACAGGTCAACGAAAACCTCGTGACGGNAAACCTGACGTTCTGTTTATTCCTGCCACACTTAAATTAGCTGGAGATAAATTTAGAGAATTAGAAGCAGAACACCATGCTTTACATGAAGTTAGAGATAGGTTAATTGTCGAGAGAGACTCTTTAACAGACCTCGGAGATAGAGCAGAGAAACAATCTGAAGTATTAGACAACCTTTATGAAATAATAGAACAAAAAATTCCACTAGGGTTGGCTGCGACAGAATGGCATTTAATTAACAATTATTGGACTGGCACTTACGGATATATTAATACTTACAAGTAAAGGACAGCCGTGGAAAAAATACTTTACGTAGACTTGGATGGAGTTTTGGTTAACTTTATCGAAGGCTGGATGGATCATTATTCCATTCAAGACAGAAAGACGGTAACGAAGTGGAACTTTGGAGAAGATTATGGGCTAGACAGAAAAGACTTCTATAGGTCTATTACTTCATTACCTATAAGTTTCTGGAGTAACTTGACCCCAACGTCTTGGGCTTTTGATTTAATCGAGCGTTTAACCGAAGGTTTTGATTTTTTAAATGTTGAAAGAATTATGTTTTTGTCTCATTCTGTATCCGAAGACTGTCGAGTGGGTAAACAGTTGTGGGTTAACAAACATTTCCCTGAACTTGGCGATTCTTTGATTACCGTTTCTGACAGCAAGTTAAAAAGTAAGTTCGCCAACGTAAACTGTGCTCTAATTGACGACAAGTTTCAAAATTGCGTGGATTTTCATAAAGCTGGAGGAAAGTCCTTTCTGTTTGCCAGACCTTGGAATCGAGTTTTGCCTTGCGATACAGAAAATACAATTCATTTCTCTTTCAGTAAAATGGGCGAAGCTGTACTAGAACCTGTAAAATTTGCACAAAAAGTCAATTTAATTGATGCCATATTAAACGGAGAAATTAATGAATAATTGGTGGAGAGGTGGTCAAAAGCAAACACCAAAAAACGAGCCTGTATCTACGGGTTTTGTTGATAACTTCGTTGATGACATTCTTAATCGTTACGGTATCACAGAGGAAGCTGTTAAGGGTGTAACTGAAATCATCAACAGTGTTGTAAAAAATGTCTCAGTCAAAGAAATCGGAGATGAAACATTTATCACGATTCACATTAAAGATATACACTTCAAATTTAAGAAATAGAATTATGTTTAACGATATTAATAATAGAGTTTTTTACGCCTGTATGGGCGTTATCTTTAAAGGTAGAAATATTAACTTTGACAGCGACTCCCCAGTCGATGGAGAGTTTTTGACGGGCGTTCAAAATATTGGACTAGATGGAGACTTACCGTCTGTGTCACTTCCTGACATTGGTAGATTTCAAAGAAAGTTTCACTACTATTCCCCACAATCTTTCTCTGTCACTATAGACAGAGTTATTGATCAAAGCAGTAACTTCTTTTATCACGTTCTTGACACGAAATATCTAACGTATGAATCTTCTCACATTCTAGCACCTCACAACATAGGAATGACTGGAACGTCAGACGGTGACGATAAATCTTTAAGAAATTACGATATAACAATATTGGTAGGATCAGACCAATTCAAGCACTTAGGTTCTGGCTCAGGGGGTGATGCCGATAAGGTTTTGGCTGCAACTCTAAAACAATGCTTGGTAACATCTATAAATTATTCAATATCAGCAGACAGAGTAACCGAGTCAATAACTTTAACATCTAAAGAACTTGAATATAACGCATCTTATTCGCTTGAAGACTTTGTTGACGATGCTAACCTACCTCAAAGTGCTAATATACTAAAGAGGGAGGACTTTGACTTACTGAATACCTCTAGAGATTCTGTACTTCCCTACGAAGTCGAGCAAATGTTTAACGCAAAAAATAGTGCAGGTCAAGAGTCCGCTGAAAGAAACCAAAGGATACTAGGTTTGCAATCTATAGACATTCAAGCAACTATTGACTATTCGAATTTGTATGACTCCGACTTTGATTACAAAGACGGGGATTCAAACACTGTTTACAAAAAGTACAGAAATATATGGACTAGCGTTGTTTTACCTGTTCAGGTAACGTGCTCGTTCACAGGCAACGCTCGACAACTTTATCCATTCTCGATACTAAATAATGATATAAGATTTTCCCAAGCTGAGGGAGACGGAACAAGGGTTGCCACAGATTGGAATAAAGTCGATAGAGAAATTAGACTTGTCGCCAAAAAGTTTCCATCACCTCCAAGTACTCAACACTTTATTTGGGATTTGGGCAAAAGCAACTACCTGACTGCAATATCGCAATCAGGAGGCGATACAGACGGAGGCTTGGTAGAATACACTTTGTCTTATCAAAATGATGCTAGTGATTTCGTGCCAGTCAAGGATACTCAAGTGAGGGATTTTGATAAACCAACATCACCATTTTAACGGAGACTGAAATTGTCTAAACGAAAACATAAACAACGTAAACAAAACATTAGACCACAAAGGAAAAAACTACAACCCAAAAGCGAAAACCAGTCAGATTATATTGAGTCAATGATAGAATGTGATGTTACATTTTGCTCTGGGCCAGCAGGGTCAGGCAAAACAGCTTGCTCCGTGGGGCTTGCTTGTGACTGGTTGCTGAATAACAAGATAAATAACGTGGTTGTTGCTAGACCCGCAATTGAAGCGGGGAGAGGACTGGGGCATCTTCCGGGAGGACTAAACGAAAAAGTCCACCCCTACATGATTCCAGTGCTAGAAGAAATGAAAAAGTATTTAGGTTTAGATACTTACAATTCTATGAGAGCAACAAAAACAATTGAGATTTGCCCACTAGAATTTATGAGGGGACGCACGTTCGATGACTCCTTTACAATTTTGGACGAGGCACAAAATGCTACTTACGAACAGATCATTATGTTTATTACGCGACTGGGTATGCACTCTACTGCGGTTATCAATGGAGACCCAGACCAAACAGACCTTAAAGGTCGAGAAGCTGGTGCGTTTTACCAATTGATGGACGAACTAGAAGACTTAGAGGGCGTAGGCATTTGTGAGCTTGAGGCTTGCGATATTGTTAGAAATCCTATCATTGGCAGAATTATGGCAAGGACAGGTGGAAGAGGTTAGTGACGATAAATGGGTAGGCTTCTTGCGTTTTGTGGGAAGCCGCCCCTATTCATCGGGTTGATACGGTCAATAAAAGGAGCGAGCTTTATGTTAAACTTCATTAGATGGATCAAAAGGCTTTTTGCGAAAATAAAACCCTTAAATGACAAAGCTCTAGCTAGAATAGAGTTTGTTAAAAAACAGAAAGATTTGCGTAAAAGGTTGTCTGAATAATAAATTTGAATTAATTGTGCTAAACATACGTCTTTGATATATAATACAATAGCTACATTTGATTAGGTGACAACTCTTGTTGCCAAACTTTAAACTACGGAGTAAATATGCCACTTTATGATTTTGAATGTGAGCCTTGTGCTTTTTACACGGAGATAAGGCAGGGTATTAACGACCCCGCAATACTAGAATGTCCCCACTGCAATAAGCCCACACTTAAAAAAGTTTTTATTACAGCACCGTATATAGCTGTTAGAGGCGAGCCAGAAACAGTAAAACATCTAGCTGAAAGAAACACCCAGAACATGGGGACTTATGAACTTCAAAGCAAGATGAAGGAAGACAAGATCGAGGAAAGAAACGCAAAAAAAGAAAAGGTTAAACTAAATAATAAAATAAATAGCATGACACCTCAAGAAAAAATAAAATGGATTGAAAATGGATAGTAAGACTAATTGTAGAGACCATCCCCATCACGCTACTATAACTTTCAAAGTAGACATAAGAAAAATAAACGAAGATGGAACTTTAGATTATATGCCTATGGGGAATAAGTTACTTAGGAAGTACGGAATGTCGGAAAAGGCTCAGTTATTGATTAGCGGAATTGATGAAGCCGACTGCATAAACAAAGTAAAAGAAAGGCTAGATAGATTAAATGGATGAAAACACTTTTGATGGTCAAGAATATCAAAAACAAAACAAGCAGATGTACGCTCACTATATTGAGCTTGACAGCAAAAACAAGTCTGCTTCTTGGGATGTTGTTTTTTCAATGAACGACTACTCAATGAAGTCAATACTGAAAAAAACTTCAAGGACAACTTTCGCTATTAGCTCTTGGTTGAAGGACGACGAGGGTAATAAAGGTAGCGAAAAGTACTGGGTTCTTTTTGGGGGTTCCGGCTTGGTAGACCCTTTTAACATGAGTCCCAGTGCAAGAGACCAAAGGCTAAAAACCTTAAAATTTAGAAAGGTTGACGAAAACACTTTCAGTAATTTCTCTAAATACCTTGAAACTAGAAACACTTTATATTTTACTAAAGCAAGAAGAACAGCAATGGAGTCAGCATGAAAAATAAAAAACTGAAAAAAATTAAAAAAGGGCCACTGTCTAATTCTGAAAAGTCAGATATCTTAAACTGCATGAGCAAAGAAGAAGATATTTCGGCTATCGCAACACGGCTAAATCGTTCACCGGACATCATTAAAAAGTTTGTTGACGCGAACTCTGTAGCCAAAGATAAGTTTACCGTGACCGAAACAGATGAAGCAGACACAGCAGAACCCCAAGAAGAAACTGCTACTAGAACTAGAACTTCTGAGTTATTTGCTAGGAACGAAAAGTACGGAGTGACCGTAATGACCGCACAAGCGTCTGAAGCAGGCGACGACAGCAGAAAACAAAGAGTTAAGGATGCTAGTACTCATAGGTATAGCGACTGTACAACGACTATTAGAAAGGCCAAAAATGATTGAGCCGTTAAGTGCTCCTGATCCGCATTTTAAGGATTATGTAAATAATAAGGTTAACATGTCTTGGAAGGTCACTCTCACAGAAAGTGAAGACCCAGAAGTTTTCAAAGTTGTTTATGGAGACTATGAAAGACCCGACGCAATGAATCCTTGGCTTAGATTAAAAGAATACTGTAAAAAACACAATGTTCTTCCTGCCAAAATTCAATTACAAATGCTTGGTGCTCAAGAAAAAGTTTTTTTCGAGGACGAAAACGGTTTAGATGGCGTTTGTATTATGAGGGGTGCGGCTAAAGATCAGTTAATGGATGGGTCAACCTCTACGCTTTATCAGTCATTAACAGTTCTTTTACTAAAGGACGACTGTTCAGGTATAAAGGTTTCAAAGTATCTTTGGCCTCACAACAGTTTTGAGACTGGCGAGTCTGAAAGGGATTTGTCTGTGGACAATTTAAAGGACATGATTTTTGCTAACGGATCAGAAAAGTTAAAAAATGAAGAATTATCAAAGTATATCTACGGGGGAGCCTTGTAATGCCGCACAATTTGTAGCGGAGATAGTTTGTATCAGGAAACGCGAAAGAGAGAATAAAGGTAGCCTAGAATATAAATTCTGGAGTAAATCACACCAAGATCAATACCAAACTCAGATCAAAGTAGCGTGGAAACTGATAAAAAAATTCAACGAACAGGCACTCGTTAGATATATAAATAGCCCCAAAGGTAAAAATATTTACTCTTTGGGGTTTCTTCATAAAAGCGGGAAGTATGTATTGCCTCTTTATTTTGTGCAAGATGGAGTCTCTAAGTGCTATGATGTACTACAGAAAGAGGCTTTGGAAGAAAAGCCAGAGATTGAATTTCACGATAATAAAGAATTCAAGCCCAGAAAAGGTAGTTACAAAAAGAATAGATTTTCAAAGATAAGGGAAATAGATGACAACGAAAACAAAGAGTAAAAAAGTTCCAGACTACCTCAAGGACACCGTAAAGAAGTACGGAGAAATAATCAAGAAGGGTAACAAAGTCCTTGAAGAAAAAGGAGACTATGGAATTATCTCAATTAGTCCCGCTCTGGACGTTGGCTTGGGTGGTGGAGTAAGGGAGGGTTGCTGGCTAACCTTGACAGGAGACCCGAAATCCGGCAAGACTACGACCGCAATGCAAATAGCGGCTAACTGCATAGAAGAAGGCAGAAAAGTTATTTACATTGACGCTGAGGGTAGATTAAAAGATTTGAATTTTCAAGTAGTAGGACTCGACCCTTCAGACATGGACATTATAGCCCCTGTGGACAAGCCTCTGTCTGCCGAGCTACTGCTTGAAACGGCCTATAAAATGCTTTGCGATCCAGATTATCACCGAGCTATATTGATCATAGATTCTATATCTTCATTGATTTCAGAAAAAGAGTTGGATGGGGATTTTTCTCCAAGAAGAGCGGGTCTACCTAAGATACTTTCTGTTTTCACAAAAAAGGTTGGTCAGTTGCTTCCTAGTCAAAGGGGTTTGATTATTGCGATTACGCACTATATCTCTAACACTTCTGGTTTTGGAAAGTCTAAAATGTCAGACGGTGGAGTTAAGATTCAATACCAAGCTGACACGAGGTTGGAGATTGCACATGGCGGCGAAGGCAACCCTGCCGTAAAAGCCGTAGTGGATGACAATGGTAATCAAGTGGGTCAAAAAATTAATTGGCGTGTAGTTTGCTCTTCTATGGGGCCGCCGGGAGGAAATATTCAAAGCCATATTCGCTACGGTCACGGAATTGACAAAACTCAGGAAGTTCTCGATCTATGTTTAGACTTGGGGCTAATTGAACAAAGAGGTGCTTGGTTTAACTGCTTGTTTATGGCAGACATGAAAAAGGTTGCCAAAGAGATAAAGCCAGAAGTAGACCTTGATAATGCTGAAGAGTTTGAAAAAAGTTTTAAATATCAAGGAATGAGAAATTTGAGGACTTTGTTTGATGAAAACCCAAAGTTAGTTAAAAGTTTAGAAAAGCTAATTAAAGAGAGTTTACTTTAATGAAAGTGCTGGGACTTGACGATAAGTACTATAACTGGAATCCAAAGTCAAACAAAGGCAAGCGATCAAAACTTCACAATAAAGTTAGAAAATTCCTTGACAAGTGTTTCCCGCATGATAGAATACTGGAAGAAGTAACTCTGGCTGGTACTAAAAAGCCCTCGTCCTTCGGGGGTCTTCTTCGTGCTGACTTTTGGTTGCCACTAAGGTCTATAATAGTTGAAGCTAATGGAGAGCAGCACTTTAAATTTAACTCTTTTCACTTTAAAAGAAAGTTAGATTTTTTTCGTGCTCAAGCCAGAGACAGAGACAAGGCGTATTGGTGTGAGATAAACGATATAAAGTTAGTTAATTTGAACTTTAACGAAACCGAAGAAGAGTGGAGAGAAAAAATATGAGTAGAGGAGAAGAAATTTTATCAGAATTTTTAGAGAATATTGATAGGTACACTAAATCACTTCACTTGAGCGAGGTAAAAGAAAACCAAAATATTTCAGATTTGTTAAATTTCCAATTTTCTGACTTTGAAAAGCTGACGGCTGTGGAGTGCAGTTCTGCCGCCTATCAACTTTATGCTTACGCTGAGTACATTGAGACTGAAAAAGCCAAACAAAAAAACATTTTAGACTGGGCAGAGTCGTCTATTTGGTTTATAATTAGTGGAACCTTAGATCAGTATGGGGACAAGTTCACCAAGTGGCAAGTTAAATACTACCCTGCCATAAAAGAAAATCCCTTAGCTAGTGAGATACTAAAAATAAAAAACTATGCTGAATCAAAGGTTAAAATACTAGAAGGAAAATGTGAAAGAGTAATGAGAATGGCAGACGTTTTGAGCAACTTATCAAGGAAAAAATACTAATGAACAATAAGGACAGAAACGTAATAGAGTCTTTGACAAGCGTAATGATGGATATTAAAAAGGCCATCGAGTTAATAGACCAAAAAATTGATAAACTAAATAACGCCACAGAATTCCTCAACGCCACTGAAGCTGTTGTTGCGAGTGAAGCGGCACTCGACCCACCAACAAAACGTAATATTGATTACAATGATTGGGGTGGCTCTCAAGAAGAAGATGAGTCAGTTGAAGAAGTTCACAAAATGATCAAAGGGAATAAGTTTGTTGATGACGGAAGTCTATTTCAAGAGGAAGATGACAGGACACCATCTGTCAAGCCGTCCCCAAGAAAACGTCAAGATTGGGAATCAAATTTAATTGAGAGAACTTGCTCCAAGTGCAGCAAGGCAGAAAGAGTAAATAAAATACACGCAACGGGGTCAATGTACACTTGCCGGAGGTGCTCAAGAAGATGATAAAAGATTTAGCAGCAGAAAGAGCAGTCTTGTCTGCGTTGGTACAATTTGGCTTAGATGTTTACATGGAATTAGATTTTTTGACTGCTGACTGCTTTGTTGACAGTCAGAATCAGTTTTTGTTTGACTGTATATCTAGTATACTTTCAGAAGGTAGAGAGGTTGAGGTTTCGTCAATTTTATCTGAGGCCAACAACCTTGGCAACGCAATAGATAAGAACGAAATGGCGTTTATTCGCTCGTTAATTAATTTCCCTATCTCGAAAAGCAATGTGCCATCTCACGCTGCAAAACTTGCTAAACTAGCAACCATTAGAACTTTAGACTCCACTCTGACTATTTGCAAGAATGATTTAAAAAAGTTAAATGGCTCAGAGGATTTAGCGGACATTATATCTAAAGTTGAAGAACCTATTCTAGATGTAACGGGAGAGGCTTTCTCTGGAAGTTCAAATCAAACGGAAGTTCTTGGTGCGGACGTTTTTGATTATATAGAGTACCTTTCTGAAAACGTAAGGGAGACTTTAGGTGTACCAACAGGATTCTCGGAGTGGGACAACGCCATCGGTGGAGGTCTCAGGAAGGGCTGCGTTGACTTAATTGGAGCTAGACCAAAAACTGGAAAGTCTATGCTTGGTGATTCTGTGGGTATCAATATTGCAAGACAGGGCGTTCCCGTTTTAATGCTAGACACCGAGATGTCCAAGGAAGATCATTACAATAGAATATTGGCTAGTTTATCAAATATAAAAACCAAAGAAATAGAAACTGGATTATTTGCAAAAACACCTTCTAAGTCACACGCTGTAGGAGAGGCCGCGAAGGAGTTACATGAATTGCCTTACCACTATCTTAGTATTGCTGGTCAGTCGTTCGATTCAATATTATCTCAAATGAGAAAGTGGATTTATCAGCACGTTGGGTTTGACGAAGACGGAAAAACCAAAGACTGTGTTATTATCTATGACTATTTAAAGCTGATGGACGGTGACAGTATTTCTTCTTCTATGCAAGAGTATCAAGTTCTTGGGTTTCAGATTACTAAGCTGCACAACTTTATGGTTAAGTACGCTTGTCCGTGTCTGGCATTTGTACAGTTGAACAGGGACGGAGTAACGAAAGAGTCGTCTGATGTTATTAGTGGCTCTGACAGGCTCGTTTGGCTTTGTACCAGCTTGAGTTTGTTTAAATTAAAGTCTCCTGAAGAACTGGCTGAAGACAATCAGGTTGATGGAGATCAGGGAAATACAAAATTAGTGCCTCTACACGCTAGGCATGGTGGGCTTATGGATCAAGGCGATTATGTGAGTTTAAAAGTTGATGGTGAGTATGGTAGAGTTGTACAGAAGATGACAAGAAATCAGATTTACTATAAAGGTAAAGAAGATCAGGAAGGTTTCAAATCAAATGAAGAGTCTAACACAGAAACAAATTTCTAAAATTTGCGAAGAATTACTAGAGCAGCTACCTGAGTTTTTGACTCACATGGATATTGATTTTATTGAGTACCCTAATAGAATTGCATTTCCTTGTCCAGTTCATGGGGGTGACAATCCAGAGGCTTGTTGCATATTTACGGATGGCAATTCAGCTAAGGGAAATTGGCATTGCTGGACTAGGCACTGCGAAGAAGAGTTTTCAGGCTCTTTGATTGGCCTTGTTCGTGGATGGATGGAGAGAAACGGGTGCGAAGAAAATTCGTTCCATAAGGCTCTTAAATTTTGTTGCGATTTTCTAAAAATGGATGTGGCAAAAGTAGAAGAATCTAACTATGACAAGGGTAGAGTTAATCAAGTGTTTAAAATATTTAACGAAGAAAGTTTAACTGACTCGACCCCTACTATATCTAGAGATTTGATCAGGGGAAAACTTGAAATTCCTTCAGTGTACTACCTAAACAACAAAGACGAACGTAAAAGGTTTTCGGCTGAAGCATTGGACACTTTTGATATTGGTGACTGCAAGGATTCTAAACAGTCAATGTTTGGGCGGGTGGTAGTTCCAATATACGATGAACATTGTAATTACTCTGGTTGCGTTGGCAGGACTAAAACTGAAGTTTCGAAGTCAAACCCAAAATGGAGAAACAGTAAAGGCTTTTCTAAGTCCGCTAATCTATACGGGTTTAACATTGCATCAGAGTATATATTAAGCTCTGGAACAGTTATATTGGTTGAAGGCCAATCAGACGTTTGGAGGCTTTACGAGTCTGGGCTTGCTATGTCTGTAGGGATTTTTGGAAGCTCTTTGTCGGACAAGCAGCTAATAGTACTAGAAAAATCAGGAGCTTTCAACGTTGTGATATTGACTGACTACGATGAAGCTGGTGATACAGCCTACAAAGATATAGTCAATAAATGCGGAAGAAGATTTAACTATATTAGACCAAACTTAAAAGACTGGTTTAAGTCTACAGGGCTACCCCAGAGCGAGTGGGATGTGGGCAGCATGACAGTTCAAGAAATTAAAAATGAAATTTATCCATCACTAAAAGGAATAATCAATGACGAACATTATAGCGTTTGCGGGTAAGAAGCAGTCTGGTAAAAGCACATGTGCGAACTTCCTACACGGATACCAGATGAGAGCACAAGGAATCATTAGCGATTTTGGGTTGAGCAAAGAAGGAAAGCTGCTCGTTCAAACAGAGGACATGAAAAGTGAAAAAGAAATAGAGCAAAAACTTGCCATGATCGACGTTAATCGAAAGGACTACGAATTTGCGGAATGGGCAGCTTATAGCATGTGGCCCTTTATCAAGAATTATTCTTTTGCTGAACCTCTCAAGCAATTGGTTCTTAATCTTTTTAACGTACCCGAAGAGTGTTTGTACGGGACTGGCGAACAGAAAAAACAAAAACAAGAACATTTGCGGTGGGAGAACATGCCAAAATCAAAAACTAAATTCGGCAAGAAAAAGGGGTTAATGACCGCCCGCGAGTTTTTACAGTTTTTGGGCACAGACATCATGCGTAACATGTACAAAGATATCTGGACTAAATACTGCATTGACAGCATTGAGTCTGAAGAATCTCTAATCGCAACAATTGACGACGTTCGATTTTTAAATGAACTAGAAGCCATTCAAAAGGTTGGGGGAAAAGTTATTTACTTAAATCGAAATGAAGGCTCTAAGGACAGCCATTCTTCGGAAAATGAGTTGGGTAATCATCTGGATAAATTTGACGCAGTTATTGATAATTCGGGCTTGTCAATTCTAGACACGAGCATGGAAGTTATGAAGTTCATTGAGAAATGGGGATGGCTTGAGGAAAATGTATCCATAACAGCAAACCAAGAAAGCAAATAATGATAGTAACATACATCAGAAGTTCGTCGTATAATAATTACGACTTTTGCCAAATGCAGTATTTTCTAACCTATGTTTTAGGTTGGCGATCCAATAGCGGCAAGAAAGCAGATATGGGAACTATGGCTCATAAGGTTATGGAAATTTTGGCTGGCCTAAAAAAATTCCAACAAGATAACCCAAGAAAGAAATATCTAGTTGTAAATGACGACAAGTGTGGTAAAATAAGAGAACATAAAGACAAGCTCCATACGGGTGAGCTAGTTGATAAGTTGACAGAAAAGGCTATAGGTGATTACGCAAAGGGTTCGCGACATAAATTTTACCGCAAGGAAAGAGCAGAAATTAGGCAGACCGTAGAAACTTTTTTAACTTGGAATGATGGTCAGTTTGACCCAAGATTGAGAAATATTTATTACCCAGAGCCTCACTTTGATATACCAATCGAAGAAGAATGGGCTAAGTTTGATTTTATTGACGCACAAGGCACTCAACAGAAGGGACAACTGGCGATTAAGGGCACTATTGACCTTGTAACGTTAGTTAACAAAGATACAATCGAAGTTGTTGACTGGAAAAGTGGTCGTCGTTTAGACTGGGCGACAGGAGAAGAAAAGACGTATGAAAAGATGCAGAATGACCCACAGTTATTGCTTTACTTTTACGCGATGTCTAAAATGTTTCCAGACTTTAAATACAGAATTATGAGCATCTTCTTTTACAAGGACACAGAAGGCAACCCAGACCCAGTACCTTACAGTTTTTGCTTTGATGAAAGTGACGAAGAAAGGTTTTTAAACATGCTCAAAAACAGAGTGGGGGAAATTAAAGATAACCTTTCTCCAAAGCCTGTTGACCCTACTCGGAGAGACCCAAAATGTAAGTACTTGTGTCATTTTTATAAAAATAAGTTTGAAGGTGAAAGCTCTTGCATGTGCAAGTCTGTAGAGCAATCACTTAAAGAAGATGGAATGGATGTTGTTTTAGAAAAATATACTGCACCTGATTTCAATATTGGTTTTTACGAGGCTCCCGGATAATATTAAGGTAGAAAATGAGCGAATATACTCCACTAAATGTCAAAACTGACTACAGCATCCAGAAAGGATTTTGTCAATGCGACAATATTGCAAAGAGATGCAAGGAAAATGGCTATCAAGCATGTGCAATTAACGATATCGAGAACGTGTCGGGCGTGCCAGCTTTTCACAAGGCTTGCAAGGACAACGGAATCAAGCCAATAATTGGTTGCGATTTCAATGACTTCTCTTTGTTTGCTAAAAACAAGCAGGGTTATTTTGAGTTGATTCAGTTTACTTCAGATTTTCAATCAGAAAATTTTAAAAAGCTAGACAGCTTAAAGATTATGGCATCCAAAAACAATATTGCGTGTGTGGTTTTTAGAGACTGTCAGTCTGATAAACCCAAGGACAATCTGTCAAACGTTTTAAGTAAGATGTTTAAAAGCAACTTTCATGAAATCGTAGAGACTGGAACATACTATGTTGACGAAACTGATGCGGAAGCTCACAGAGTTATGATTCTTTCTGGGATGAAAACTAACTTTAAAAAGATGAGATCAATCAACAAGGAAAGATGGGAAGAGTCTAACAATCAAAGGTTTTTTGATTCTAGTAATTTTTACTTAGGGGCAAATACACAGGAAGATCAGTTTAGTAAAATATCTAAAATTGTTGAATCCTGCGAAGACTATGAAATCACAGCAAAGCCCATGCTTCCAGAATTTAAATGTCCAGACGGAATGTCTCAGGATGATTACCTTAAACAATTATGCAGAGAAGGCTGGGCATCTAAGTTGACTCCTGATGTTTTAAGCACAGAAAAAATCAAGCGGGCTTATCTTGATAGAGTACAGTCAGAAATGAGTGTTATATTTAACGCTGAACTGTCAGGTTATTTTTTAATCGTTCAAGATATTGTTAGATACGTTAGGGAAAGAGGTTGGATTGTTGGCCCCGGAAGGGGTTCTGCTGCGGGTTCGCTAGTATCATACCTTATAGGAATTACTAATGTAGACCCAATCAAGAACGATCTTTTGTTTGAAAGATTCTATAACGAGGGTAGAAACACCAAAGATAATATTTCCTTGCCAGATATTGACTTGGACGTTCCTCCTTCTCACAGGGATGAAGTTATTGATTACATCAAGAGCCTGTTTGGGGAAGATAAAGTGGCACAGGTGATTACTTTTGGTAGACTTCAGGGAAAGTCAGCACTAAAAGAATCTCTGCGTGTGTGTGGCTCTGTGGGTTTCTCAGAGATGAATGAAATCACAGATCAGATTCCAGAAACTCAAGAAATTTCAGACAAGATTTCTGCTTCTGGAGAAAGCTCAGTTATTATGTGGGCTTTAAAAAACAACCCAGACAATTTAAAGTCTTGGTGTTTTATTAACAGCGATGACGAACTTCAAGGTGGTTTGTCTCACGAGTTTGATTTAGCGATTAAGCTAGAGGGGGCGATCAAGAGTAAAAGCACCCACGCTTGTGGTGTCGTTATATCAAAAAACAAACTGAGTGATATATGTCCGGTAATTGATAATAAATCTGGTGATCCAGTGGCGGCATTTGAAATGCAAGATTTAGAAAGCCAAGGGCATGTTAAGTTTGATATTCTAGGTTTAAATGTTTTAACTAAAATTATGGAGATTTGCGATGAAAGTTATTAGCGGCAAAGAAGACATTATGTCTGTTGTTTATCACGGGTATTCCGTTGTCAATAGAAAGGGTGCATCTATATGCAACTTGGAGGATGTTATAATGGGGAATTACACTCCCAAGGGTAAATACCAAGTTTGGTGTGAAAAAGAAAAGGTTTACGAATTGTTCCAAGACTTAGGTGATGCTACAGATTTATTTATAAAAATTTCAAAAAAGGGTGGCTAATATGAATTATCGTGATATAATTGTTTTTGACTTTGAGACCACAGGAAGAAACGCAGAAAAGTGTCAACCCACTCAAATTGCTGCCGTAGCTATCCATGCAAGAAAGCTCAAGATTCAGCCTAACGGCATTTTCGAAAGTACCATGAGGTGCATAACTAATGATGATAAAGCTATTGCCGCTGGTTTTGACCCAATCGAGGAAGGTGCTCTAGAAGTAACAAAAAGAACTAGAGCTAGTCTTGCTAAAGGGCCAATGCCAAAGACTGTGTGGAAAAACTTCGCTAAGTTTTGCGATCAGTTTAACTTCAAGAAAACTCCTTGGTATGCACCAATAGCTGCGGGTTACAATATTAATGGGTTCGATATGAAGATCGTAGACAGGCTTTGTCAAGAGTACGGCCCAACAAGCGATAAAAATGGGGAGCAAAAAATATTCCACCCAATTCACAAAATCGACTTGATGCAGCATATTTACTGCTGGTTTGAAAATCACGCCGAAGTAAATAAGTATAACATGGATTATCTAAGAGAGTACTTTGGTATGCCTAACGAAAACGCACATGATGCGTTGCAAGACGTAAAAGATACTGCGAATATTCTAATTAGATTTTTAAAGCTCCAAAGAAATATTATTGACAACAATAAGGTTCAATTCAAGAACGCATTTGCTAACGGAAATTTTGATATAACTTAGAGGTTAACGTGAACGATTTTAATATTAATGATTTTGATGACAAATTAACTTGGGATTTAATCAGCGAAGGAAGAACCAAGGGCGTATTTCAACTTGAAAGTCAGCTTGGTTCCAGTTGGGCTAAAAAGGTTAAACCTAGAAGTATTACAGAGTTATCGGCTTTGATTTCCTTGATTAGACCGGGATGCTTGAAGGCTATCATGGATGGCAAGTCTATGACTCAAACCTATGTTGACAGAAAGTCAGGCAAGGAACCCTCTAAGTACCATCATCCGTCCTTGGAGTCTACCCTTTCAGAGACTTATGGTGTTTTGGTTTACCAAGAACAGTCCATGATGATAGCCAAGGTTTTATCTGGCTTCGACTTGAAAGAAGCTGACAACCTAAGAAAAGCGATTGGTAAAAAGAAAGCCAAGTTGATGCTTGAAGTTAAAGAAAGGTTTATCTCTGGTGCTGGAGAGCAAGGCATTGTCTCGGAAGAAATAGCTGAAGAAATTTTTTCTTGGATTGAAAAATCAAGTAGATACGCATTTAATAAATCTCATGGCATTGCTTACGCTGTTAATACATACCAAAGTGCTTACTGCAAGGCTCATAGGCCGTTGAAATTTTTTGAGGTTTATTTAAATCACGCAAAAGATAGCGATGACGTAAAAGAATTTGTTATGGATGCTAAGAATCACAGTATTGAAGTTTATCCCCCTTCGCTTTCAAGGTTGTTCCCTGACTTTACTATGGATAAGGATAAGAGTGTTATTTATTTTGGTATTTCTAACGCTAAAAATGTTTCTGCGGTAGATGTGCAGGTCATAGAAAAGCTAGGTAAAACAAAAGATATTCCTTCTTTTACTTGGCTTGACTGTTTATTTACGTTTGGCGGGGTTAAACAAGGTGAAAAGCTAGGCAAAAGAACTATTGAGTCACTGATTTCAATTGGTGCGTTTAATGGCAAAAACAATAAAACGCAAAGAAATAAAATGCTTTATGAATACGGGGTGTGGAACTCTTTATCTGCATCAATCAAAAAGCACATTGCTAATTTGTACAAACATTACTCTGGGGCGTTTGATGATTTACACGCTTGGATTTCATTAGCACTAGAATATAAATACGTTTCTATCAAAGATTCGTCAGAATATCAATACATAGCAAAAGAATGTGATGGGGGCAGGATAATCGTTCAACCCAAAAAGGTTTCAGAATTACTTGATTTAGTCGAGTCTTTGAAAAACCCCCCTTACTCGACAGAGGATCACGCTTGGACTATAGCGAACTTAGAAAATAGAATAATTGGATGCTCTTTAACTTGCAGTGTGGTAGATGGTTCAATAAAATCAAATTTAGCAAAAAATATGTGCAAAGATGTACATAATAGTACTATAATTGGTAAAACTTCTATTGCTGTTTCTATAGCCTCAGTAAGAGAGTATGAAACAAAAAAGGGTAAAAATGCCGGAAGCATTATGGCGTTTTTGTCAGTTGAAGACAGCAGTGGGTCTTTAGATGTTACTGCCTTCCCAGAGGATTATAGCAAGAACAAAAACTTGCTGACTGAAGGAAACACGGTTCTTATAAACGGAACAGTGTCCAGTAGAGATGGTAACTCCCTTATATTGAATAAAGTTTCACAAATTTGAAAGGTTTTTATGAATAATTGTAGTTTTTTGGGTTTGGTTTCGAACGAAATCGACCTACATGAAGAAAATGGTGTCCCAGTCGTAAACTTCGAGCTAGAAATAGAAGAGTTTAGAAGGTCGTCTGGTGGAGAGAAAAAGAGAAATGTAACCTATGTAGAGCTTGAGGCTTGGGATTCTGCTGCCCTTGCTATTCAAAAATATGCAAAAGCGGGAACTTTGATGGCCGTAGAGTCTGTTGCACGCAACGACCACGTTCAATTACATGGCAATGGAGAAGAGTCGCCAGTGACATACTTCCGAGTTACAAGTTTCAAAATAATTCACTAGGATCAGCCATGAGAAAAACCAAGATATTATTCGTTACAGAGTTTAGCGAGTTAAGCACAGGGTATTCCGTTTACACAAAAAATGTACTTGGCTACTTGTCTAAAGTCCCTCACTTTGAAGTGGCCGAATTATCCTGCTACGTAGACAGAAACAATCAAGCGATCAAGAACGTGCCGTGGAAAGTATATCCCAACAAGCCGTTAAAAGAGGACGCTGAATTTGCTGCTTACTCTGGGAATCCAGCATCTCAGTTTGGCGATCAGACTTTCAATGCTGTTTTGCTAGATTTTCAGCCAGATGTAGTCATGGATATTCGAGATTGGTGGATGTTCGAATTTGAGCAAAGGTCTCCATTTAGAGACTTTTTCCACTGGTCTATCATGCCAACGGTTGACGCTCAACCTCAAGACCCTCAATGGGTAAACACTTACGCTTCTGCTGATTCAGTTTTTACATATTCTGAATTTGGTAGAGACGTACTGCAAAGCCAGTGTGACGATATTAAGTTTATTGATATAGCATCTCCATCGGCAGACCCCGAAATTTTCAAGCCGCTAAATAAGCACGAGCATAAAGAATCCCTTGGTATGTCTGGGGATTCTTTTATAATCGGCACAGTTATGAGGAACCAGAAAAGAAAGCTATACCCAGATTTATTTGCGTCATTTAGAAAAATACTAGACAAAACGCACAGAGATGATGTATTTCTGTATTGCCATACATACTACCCAGATATCGGATGGGATATCCCAAGTTTGTTAAATGATTACAATCTGTCAAGTAGAGTGCTGTTTACATACAAATGTAAAACCTGTGGTGCAATTACTACTGACTTTTTTAACGATGGCGTTCAAGTCTGCAAAAAGTGTGGAAACTTTACCAATCAACTCGCTGGCATCTCAAATAGCATAGACTCCAATCAGTTGGCTGGAATCTATAACCTATTTGACGTTTACGTTCAGTACGCAAACAGCGAAGGTTTTGGTATGCCTCAACTAGAAGCTGCGTATTGTGGACTACCTGTTGTTTCGATTAACTATTCGGCAATGGAGTCTGTCATTAAAAACATTGACGGAATTCCAATTCAGCCTTTATCGTTTTACAAGGAATGTGAAACTGGTTGTGATAGGGCGATACCAGACAACGAACAGTTTATTGAAGTTATGACAAACTTGATTAGACTAGGCAAGCAGGGTAATGCAAAGCGTGGACTTGAGATTAGAGGAAACGCTTTGAAAGTGTATAGCTGGAAGGAAACAGCAGAAAAGTGGAAGTCTCACTTTGAAAAAATACAGCTAACACCAATAGAAAGCACTTGGCTATCTCCACCGAAAATCTTTCAGCCTGCTAGACAGATACCGGAAAACATAGTATCTGTTTTAGATAAGGTTAACTTTTTGTTTACTGACGTTCTTCACAAGCCGGAATGGATAGGAAGTTTCTTTTGGAGAAAAGTTATAAAGGATTGCACGTTTGGATATAAATGCCAAAATCTCAGCAAAGACTTTTACTTTAATGAGTCACACAACAAAAGTCACGGAAGTATGCAGCCGTTTTCAATTGATCAAGCACTAGAAGAAATGATTAACTTTAGGAATCAGTTAAATGGCTGGGAGTCAGCCAGACACCAATCAAACCAAAGGAAGTTCTCACAATGAAAGTTTTGTATATAGGAAATTACAATGACGGCACTGGCTGGGGAAACGCAGCAAGGGCCAATATTCTATCCTTATCAATGGCAGACGGAGTTAAGGTTTACCCTAAAGGCATAACATTCAACGGTAGCTACGAAACTAAAAACGAGGCTTTGCTTCTGCTACAAGCCAAAAATGGTAAACTTGACGGCTCTCCAGATGTTTGTATTCAACACACGCTTCCGAATCTTTATAGCTATGATAGTAGATATAAAAATATTGGAGTGTTTTATTTTGAGGCCAACTCTGTTCCAATCGAGTGGATCAAACAGCTAAATATGATGGACGAGCTTTGGGTTGCTACGAACAAAAACCGTAGAGATGCAATCGCCAGCGGCGTAACTACACCCATCAAGGTTGTCCCAATACCTCTTGACGCAGACAAAATATTGTACCTATCTGGAATGGGTGGAAAAATAGATAGAATGGTTGATCGTTTTAACTTCGGGTTCGTAGGTGAGTTTGTAGAAAGAAAAAATTTAAAAGCACTTTTAAGAGCCTTTCATGCAGAGTTTGACCCAAGCGAGCCTGTTAACTTATTTATAAAAACATCTGGCGTAGATATAGATACCTTGAAGCAGTACGCAAATCAAATCAAAGCGGGCTTAAAAATTAGAAACCGCTACATTGAAGAAATTTTCGTAGCAGGCATGATGGAAGAAAAAGATTACTATGGCGTTTTATCTCAGTGTAATTGCTTGGTAGTTCCAAGTAGAGCAGAAGGATGGTGCATCCCAGCTTGGGAGGCTATGGCTTTAAATATCCCTGTTATATCAGCAGAGGGAACAGAGTTAATACCTCACGAAAACGAACTAATGAAGTTTGTTCCGTCAAGGGTCGAGCCTTGTTTTGGTGCGTTGGACACTATGCCGTTTTTGCAGACAGCACATCAAACTTGGAATGAAATCGACGTTACAGAACTGAGAAAAGCTATGAGAGAACGGTACGAAACCCCAATAGAAAAAGCGGATTCTAGCTGGCACGCCCTACTTAGCTTACAATCTGTGGGCAATGCAATGAAAGAAAACATTGAAAACTTACTAAAGGGAAAAAATGTATAACGCAACACATGAAACAATTAGCTCTTACATGTTTCGCAAAGATTTGAGCGAGTTGAATATTTTGACATTCGCTACTCACGAGCGATATGAGCAAGGACTTTGTAAAACTGGTCACAATTTTTACTCCTTGGATATAGGCGGTAAAACTTGGGATACTGAATACGGGGAAGTTCCTAGTAACTACCATCAAATTAAAATGATTCCCAACACTCTAAAGATTGATTTGATTTTAGCTCAACACCAAAGCCATATGCCTGCCGCTATGGAAATATCTAAAAACTTTGGAGCACCCGTAATTCTTTTAACGCATATTTTACCACAGCCAAATTCGAATGAAAACTTGGAAATGTTTAAATGGCCTAATTCAAATGTTTTTATATCAAATTACAGCAAGAACGAATGGGGTGTTGATCCCTTTGCTAAAGTTATCGAGCATGGAATTGATGTAGGGTTTTGGGGCGAGGAAGTTGGTGCGGCCAAAAAACCTCACTGTATTTCAGTGGTAAACGAATTTCCTACAAGAGATTGGTGTTGTGGTTTTAATTTGTGGCGTGCGATTAGCGAGAGCGTGCCGTGTGGGGTTGTTGGAAAATGCACATCTCACCCCAACTTCTCAAGTGCCGCTGAATCTAAAGGGCATCTAAGATTTCTGTACCAAGAAGCGTCTCTTTACCTGAACACCTCTTTAGTCTCGCCCGTTCCAACTTCAATGCTAGAGGCTATGGCGTGCGGGCTACCGATTGTTTCAACCAACAACTGCATGATCCCAGAGATTATCGAACATGGCGTAAATGGATATCTAAGCAACGATCCAAATGAGCTAATATCTTTTTGTGCAGAGTTATTGCAAGATGAAGACAAAGCTCAACAGATGGGCTTAAAAGCGAAGGAAACGGTAAATAAATGCTTCAACATGGAGAGATTTGTAAGCGATTGGAATTTACACTTTAAAGAAATTGTCACCAAAAACTAACGAGGAATACATAATGAGAATTACTATTACCCCATATAATTTACAAACTGCGGAACTTCGGAAGGTCACGGAGAAGGTAGTTCACAGCCTTGCAGAACTAGACATGGAGTGCGAGCCTTCAGAATGTAGGCTTTTAGTCTGCGACAATTTTTTCTCGGCCTGCAAGCCCGAACACTTCAGAGATTTACTTGCTCACCTTGTGTCTAAAATAAGATTAGGTGGAATACTGCAAATCAACACATTTGATATTCCTAGACTTTCTAGGGAGATGACAAAAGGCAATATCACCTTAAACGACTTTAATAATTTTATATTTTCAGATATTCAACAGTGTCGCTCCTTTGGCATTGATTACGAGACACTTTTGTCTTACATCGAGTCAATTGAAAACCAATTAGGTGTACGGCTTGAAAAGCAAGTCAATTTTAGCACTGAACCTATTGTTCAAGTAACTATGCAAAGAGTTTCAGGTCTATCTCAGTCGGGAGGAAACTAATGAGCGAACCAGAAAATAAAACAACTCAGGAATTACAAGTCCACTCAAGTTGCGATGGCTGCGTATTTGCAGTCCTAGATGAAAATGAAGTTCAAGCGGGATGTGAGCTAAACAGGGCTGAAAAACTAGGAATCCAAGAAAAAAAAGATTGGTTCAAACTAGAAAGATTTTGCACAACCTATAGGCCGCAAGACTGGCTAGATGAAATAGATGACTATCAAGACCCTAAATCTCACGTACTAGAAGAAATACATCCTCGCGTTGGATTTTTTCTAAAGTTTAATGCAGAATCCGAAAATCCCATTGTGGACTTAGAAAAAACAGTTCAAGATATCGCAAATCAAGAAGAAGTGCCAGCAAGATATATCGCCGTAATTAACGACAGAGTTGAATACAACGAAGAAATTTTTGGCGTTCTAACATCCAATTTTACTTGGGACATTACAGAGTTTCACATAGTGCAAATGGAAGCTAAGTTTGTAAATGTTGATAGAGTTGTGGACGAAGCATTTACTCATGCTAAAAACGGATGGCTTTACGTGACTACTTCTGGCGAGCCTGTAGCTAGAGACTTGATCAAAAGGGTTCATAATCGGGTAAACATAGAACTTAAAAGATTGTCGCTTGTTGAGCCTTACAGCGAGTCAGATGGCATGTTGTTTCACACTCCCCTGTTTAAGTTTCTGAACGGAAATAAAACAAAGGTTTTTAACGACGAATATTCTGACAGTAGACCGTTCGTCGAAAAGGTTAGAGATGCCGCAAGTAGAAGCAATGAAGAGTGTCTTCTCACATGGGAGAAATTCAACAATGAATAATTTACCTAAAGTTGCTATTATTTGTGCTAATTATAACTATAGTGACTATATTATTGAGGCTATGGAAAGCATTGCAAGCCAAACATACAAAGGTGAGCTTCGCCTGTATGTCGTAGATGATGGTTCAACCGACGATTCTTGGGAGAAGATACGAAATTTTAATACTGACAAAATTGAAGTCGAAATCTTAAATATAGAAAACTCTGGTGCTAGTGTCGCCCGTAATGTGGCGATTAGAATGTGTTGGGACTGGGCTGATATTATTGGCGTACTAGATGCTGATGATGGCTATCGCCCAGAAAAAGTAGAAAAATTGGTAGCCAAACTTGTCGCTCACGATGAGGTCGGAG